GCAACAGCAGAAGCATACTATATAGGTAAAGGCGGAGATACTGACAACCTTGATGCTGATTTAATTACTGAATCAATTTGGGCTGCATCTGGCGGATATGTTGGCAATAACGGACAAAGGTATGGTGGAGCTGCTCAGGTTGGCGACTCTATTGTATTAATACATGATGAGTTTAGAGTAGATGAAATTGCAAACATCATAGAACAATCACCAATAGAATTCTTTGCTGCCGCTGTTGCAAACAATCCTGACGCTACTCAATCAACAATTTTAGGACGCAATAGCAGAACTGGAAAACCAGAAAGCTACAACATTCTTGATTTGCAAAACGCTAGTCTAAGAAGGGCCGGTGATAATTACGTACTCATAGACGAGAATGGGCTGCCATTTAAGGACATTAATAACAATCCTATTGAATTAGATTTATTTGAATTACGTGATTCTTATAACAACATGAAGCTTATGGGAGATCCATACTTTGTCTTTGGTAATGAACGATCATCGAAACTAAGACCTAAATCATTAGCTCCGAATAGAAAACGACAAGGGACGCAAAAGAATATACCTAAAGCAGTAGGGAGTAAATAATGCGATTAACTGGCAAAGCAGATCTAACAAGTTTGCAGCTACAACAGTCAGTTGAGCCTGGGGAATATTCAGGATTCGTTGAAAACTTTGTAGCGTCTTACGATGCCACACGTTCATTACAGAACTCTGGCAGTAAAACAGATATGCTTAATGAAGCAATGGAGCCATTAGAGGCCGTTGCTAAAGAAGTATTAAGTCTTGACGATAATCAATATAGCATGTGGGTTGGTGACATGAACTATGGTCAAGGTAGATATGTAGCGCCAACTAGAGAACTATCTTCAACTGGGGAAGTTATCCCATTATCTATATCCAGACTGTATGACTTAGCTAGCAATGATGAGAATGTAAGGACTAGATTTGAAGAGCTTGGCATTGATATGTCTAGCAGGCAAATAGCTTATGAGTCATTAATACAAAGTGCTGCGGATAAGGCACAAGCATATCAAGATCAATACGAACAAACTGCAAACAAGCAAGCAGCTACTGGAGTATTGGGAGACTTTGCTGGTAGCATGACAGCATATATGACTGACCCAAGTGATGTAGCATCTTTATTTATTGGAGTAACTGGTAAAGCAAGCCTGTTGCGTAAGATTGCAGAGGCATCTGCTATTAACGTAGGTGTAGAAGCCTTAGACTATCCAAACGTCACAGCATGGACAGAACGTGTTACAGGTAGCCCATACACCGGAGAACAGTTTTTAAAGGACGCAGGGCTTATTACAGCAGGCACAGCAGCATTAGTTGGCGTTACTAGCATTCCTCTTAGATCATGGCTTAGTGCAGTTAAAGCAAAAGCTAATAGAGCTTTTACACCTAAAGAAGAGTTAGAGGCTGTTGAGTTATTTAGAGAAGTAGCAGCAGAGGCTAATGGTACGCCGTACGTTAAAGACAAGACTTTACAGCAAATAGAAAACAAAGAGTCTATTGATGAGATTACAGACAAAGAAAACTACATGGAAAATGATGTCAGTAACTCTAAGCACAACAACAAAGTACGCTCTACACTAAGCGCTATATTGCGCAATGATCCTGATGCTATTAGGCCACAAACAGTACAGGTAGATGTAGATGATATATACGCACTAGAAAAACAAAATGCCAAGATTGATGAGTTTGATGTTAAAGAACTAGATCCAGATACTAAGGTTACCGGGGAAGCAGTAGATGAAATTAATCAAGGACACATACTTGTCTTTGAAGATGCTGCCGGGAATAAAACTGTTATGGATGGAGGGAAGAGAGTTAAAGGTGCGGCTAAGGCTGGGCAGAAGAAGATGTATGGAGTGGTCTTAAAAGAAACAGACGGCTTTACTAAAGAAACCGCTGAGATGGCAGCGCGCATTAGAAACTATTATGATGGCACCATTAAAGAATATGACATGAACATACTGAGTAAGTATGATGATCTTGTGCAAGCATTATCTCTTTTTGACCCATTGATTAAACAAACTAAAAACTTACTAAGATTAGCACCTAGATCACTCATAGCTGTAGAGAGAAACATTATTACTGAAAACATTGCTGCATTGATTGGTAAGCATGTTGACGATGCTACAGAACAACTAGCAATGATTGATAAAATTAAAAAAGCAAATATCAATGATGATGAAGCAGTAGAAGCATTAATTCTACAATCTATTGAAGATGGCTCATTAAAGACTTATGATATTAGCACAGTAGACCAAAGCATTAAATCATTATTTGTAGAACAAGAGAGAAGGCAAGTAATTGATGGAGTGTTAGGTGCATTAGAGAAAGAGAATATAACACTGAAGAAGTCTAAGAAAAAGGCTGACGTTACTAGGAGAAAACAGAATGAAAAAGCAATACAAATCATCAAAGAATATGGGAACAAAGACAGTGAAGTCTATGGACAAATCACTCGATCAGCCCAAGCCATTGCCAACGGAGACAGCACAGACAGAGCCATTGGAAGCGCAATCGATGATATCAGAACAGCAGTTGATGAAGGCCGCTACGATGGCCTCTACCACAATGGTCAGCTCATTGAAAGCAATGTTACAGCGCAAATTAATCGCGTCTCAGATGAGTTTAAAAAACGAAACAAAGACCTAATCAAGTATGCAGAAGGCGTAGTATCAAAGCAGATGAACGTGGATGTTGCTAATGTTGAAGGTATTATTAAAGGTAGATTAGAGCTTGACGATGGATTAGGCGCAAGGGTTATTGACTTTGACGCAGAGGGTAATGGTATTACATTGCGACAGGCACTAGACAACTTAACTGTTATGGACGGTGACCTTGATTTTATTAATGCGTGTAGGAAAACTTAATGAGTGATATAAGAGTATGTCTCGCTAATGCCGGAACTGAAGTAAGTCAGAAGTTCTCTGACGAAACAATAGAACTATTTAATGAATACTATAAGGCCAGTGAGAATCTAATTAAAGATGAAGCTAGTAGGGTTAATGATGCCTCTATGCAGGCTATGGTTATTATAGAAGGCAACATCCTACAAAACAAACGCATTAAGTTACAGACTATGCTAGCTAAGATTGAGCTAGAAGACTTCCTGCAAAGATCAGCCGACCCATATAAAGCATTAATTGATATTGGAAACATACAGCTTGCTCAACAAGAGAAAGTGGTTATGAGCCAGATCAAAGCTCCACTAGATAAGTTTCATGATACCTTTAGAAAAGGAGCGTTGCTAGGGACCAGAGAAGGCACAGACAAAACACGTAAGTTTATTAAAGGGCAAGAAGAAACACATAACTTATTAAGATTAGTCATTAAAGAAATCCATGAGCCTGGAGTTACAGGTAGTATGCAAGCAAGACAGTTTGCTGAGGCATACATTGAATCATCAGAACATGCAAGGTTGTTATTTAATCAAGCTGGTGGTGCTATACCTGGCATGAAAGCCGGAGCTTATCTTCCACAACATCATCATCCTGGTAAGATCATTAACGCTGGATACGATAAATGGGCTAAAGCTATTCGGCCATTACTTGATCGTGAATCAATGTTAAATAAAGCTACTAACCTACCACTGTCTGATGATGAGTTAGATGTGGTATTAAAAAAAGCTTTTGATTCAATTACACAAGAAGGCCGCAATAAGCTAGATGGTCTGGGTGCAGATAGGTTTGGTACAGGGACATCTATTGCTAAACGTCATCAAGAAGAAAGAGTATTAATCTTTAGAAACGGTGAGTCATGGATGGCTTATCAGAAAGAGTTTAGTGATTCCAATATATATGACATTATGCAGAATCATTTACGTACGATGTCTAAAGACATTTCGTCTATGCAAATACTTGGGGCTAATCCAGAGTCTACAGTAGAGTTCTTAAAATTACGCATTCAACAAATAGCTGATAGAGATGTAGCTGCAACCGGAACTACTCAACCTATTCAAAAAGCTAAGAAAGCTGCGGCATTGTTTGATGATATGTGGAAGTTGCATAAAGGATTACCTGAATCTGTCAGGCCAACATTTAGTAAGATCATGAGAAATTATAATGCTTTACTTATGGCGACTAGACTAGGATCAACTACCTTACTTGCTGCGCCAACCGATGCTATGACTGTACGTAAGATGGCTAAGTACAACGGCATGAGTCAAACCAAAGCAATCAAAGGTTACATAAAAGAGTTGTTTAAATTAAAGCCAGGGGAAAGAGAACAGGTTGCTGCCGAACTAGGGCTAATGAATGAACATATGATGGATGGTACATCATCAGCATTAGCTAGATTCTTACATGAAGACAATGCGTCCCCAGCATTTCAATTTATTGTTGACTCATCACTGAGACTTAACGGATTAACTCACGTGACTGCTTCTGGGCGTAACTGGTCTGGCATGTTTTTAATGAGCAACTGGGCGCAAGCACAGAAACAATCTTTCAACCAACTATCTGATCAAATGAAAGTCGCACTAGGACGTTATGATATTAGTGGAGACGAATGGGATAAGTTAAGAAAAGCTAAAGCTTATAAGCGTAACTATGCAGGCAAAGATGTTGACTACCTAAGAGCAGATGACATTGCTCAACTTGAAGGCTTAAAGATGGGTGAGGCTAGAAAGCTTGCAGACAAGTATATGCGTATGATCTTTGGTGAGATTGAGGTAGGTGTACCAACAGTAAACTATAGAGAGCGTGCAACACTTGCCGGGACTACACAACCAGGAACATTGTCTGGAGAAATTACTCGATCGTTTGCTATGTTTAAATCATGGCCCATGGCTTTCTATCACAACCATCTTGAACGTGCTTGGAAAGAAGCTGGAGAGTCTAAGCTTGGTCATAAGAAAATGGCAGCTATTGCTGATACCGTATTGTATATGACTATGATGGGAGCATTAGGTGTACAGTTGATGGAGATTACCAAAGGTCGTAAGCCTATGGATATGGACCCTACTACAGCAGAAGGCAGAAGATTTTGGGGTAACTCTATGATTAGGTCTGGTGGGTTAGGTCCCTTGTTTGATGTCGCTATGGGGTTCACTGACTATCGTCAAGGCCTATCTGGATACACTTCTGGTCCTGTTATTGGGTCATTAGATCAATTAGGTTATGCAGTGTTTGGTTCAGCTAAAGAAGCATTCTACGATCAAGAGCCAGCAAAAGGTGGCACAAGGATTATGAAGGAGATTATTAGTAACACACCTTATCAAAGTAACTGGATGCTCAACCTAATGATGCGTAGGATGGTATGGGAAAAAGTATTGCTATGGAATGATCCTACTTACAATAAGCAATTACAAAAAGGTATTAGAAGGAATCTGAAGGAAGGTAAAGAATACTGGTGGATGCCTGGGGACGACAGTCCACGCGACAATCCCTTTAATTAACCATGGACTTTTTAACTAAAAACTGCTAGAATTTACACGAGGATAAACATATGGCAATCGATATATCAAACACAACTAGGCGCATAGTCTATACAGGATCTGCTGGCACAGGTCCTTATGCTTTTGCGTTCGAGGTATTAGCTGAGACAGACATTGCCGTATACTTCAATGAGACTGAACTTACACTTACTACTGACTATACAGTATCTATTGGTGGTACTGGTACAGGTAATGTAACTATTGTTACTGGAACCAACGTTCCTACTACACCGGATGCTGATGATCGTATTACTATTGTTGGCGATAGAGCCATTGAAAGATCAACAGACTTTACTACTGGTGGCCCGTTATTCGCACAGTCATTGAACGATGAGTTTGATAGCCTCACAATTTTTACCCAACAAAACCTAGAACAATCTAACCGATCACTACGCGCACCTAACACTGATCCTACTACCATAGACATGACATTGCCTTTGAATACCATAAGGGCAAACAAAACCTTAGCGTTCGATGCGGATGGTAACCCAACTATTGGTGAACTGATTGGTGACTGGAAAGGCGATTGGGCATCAGGCGTATCATATAACAAGCGTGACTTAATCAAAGATACAACGAATGATAACGTATACATCTGTCAGGTAGCACATACATCTTCTGGCTCATTACCACTAACAACTAATACTGATTACGCTAAATGGGATATTGTGGTAGATGCAGCGGCAGCAGGTGCAGCAAGGATTGCAGCTGAAGCAGCACAGGCAGCAGCCGAGCTAGCTGAAACTAATGCTGAAACCGCAGAGACTAATGCCGAGACTGCTGAGACTAATGCCGCAGCTAGTGCAAGTGCCGCATCGACATCAGAGACTAATGCAGCTACCAGTGAATCGAATGCAGCAAGTAGTGCATCCACTGCTAGTACCGCAGCAACTAATGCAGGAACATCAGAAACCAATGCAGCAAGTAGTGCATCAGCTGCGTCAACCTCTGCATCATCTGCCTCAACATCAGCATCAACTGCTACTACACAAGCAAGTAATGCTAGTGCCTCAGCAAGTACAGCAACAACACAAGCAGGCATAGCAACCACTCAGGCAAGCAATGCAAGTACCTCTGCTACTAACGCTGCTAGTTCAGCGAGTGCAGCATCATCCTCAGCTTCAGCCGCATCTACTTCAGCTACTAATGCAGCGACTTCAGCAAGTGATGCACAAGCAATTAAGGATAGCATTGATGAGTTCTACCTTGGCGCACAAGCATCTGATCCAACCTTAGATAACAATGGTGATCCTGTTACTGCTGGTGACTGGTACTTTAATACGACAGCAGATGAGACAAGGATTTATTCTGGATCAGCCTGGCAAGTAACCGCTATATCTTCAGTAGGTTTCTTAACTGCAGGTAACAATTTATCTGACGTAGCAGACGCAGGAACCTCTAGGACTAACCTAGGATTAGGTACAGCAGCAACCACATCAGCAGATGCGTATGTAGGTAAGACATCAACTACAGGCTCAGGTGCATTACCTAGTGGTACTGAAGCACAAAGAGATGGCTCTCCAGCAGCTGGTTACATTCGATTCAATAGTGACTCAGGTTCCTTTGAAGGATATGACGGATCAGCATGGGGTTCTATTGGTGGTGGAGCATCAGCAGGTGGTGCAATCTATGAGAACACAGATGTCATAGATGCAGACTATACATTAACAACTGGCAGTAATGGTATGAGTGTAGGCCCGATGACGATTGATGCGGGTGTCACAGTTACTGTTCCTTCTGGACAACGATGGGTGATACTATAATATGGCTACAATAATTAATGCAGATACAAGTGACGGACTAAAGCTAACCTCTGATACATCGGGTGAGATACAGTTCCAGTCTGGCGGAGTAACTAAAGCTGGAGTTAATGCTACAGGTCTGACAGGGGATGGCTCTCAATTAACTGGCTTACCTGCAGCATCATCATTAACAACAGCAAGTGGTTCTGCTCCTAGTTACTCTGCAAGAGCATGGGTAAGCTTTAACGGTCAAGGTACAGTTGCTATAAGAGCAAGTGGTAATGTGTCTAGTATTACTGATAATGGTGTTGGTCAATATACATTAAACTTTACGACTGCTATGCCTGATGCTAATTATTGTGTAAATGTTTCTGCAGGTCCATCAGTTTATAGTCAGGGAATGGAGATGGAAATTATATCTATATCAACAACAAATACTAGCATACTTGGATGGGGAAACGGAACAGAAGACCCAGCATTTGTTTGTGTTTCTATATTTAGATAAGGATAAATTATGAGAATAGTATATAAAACAGAAGAAGGTGGAGTAGCAATTATTGTACCTGCCGATACAATTGAAGCCTGTATGAAAGACATACCAACAGGTGCAGAGTATCACATTGTAGAAGATTCAGAGGTACCATCAGATAGAACATTTAGGGATGCGTGGATATGGGAATAACAGTCAACATAGACAAAGCTAAAGTCATCACAAAGGATAGGCTTCGTGCAGAACGTGAGCCATTGCTTGAAGCACAGGATGTATTGTTTCAACGAGCATTAGAATCAGGTGCAGATACTACGGCTATCGTAGCAGAGAAGCAAAGGCTTCGTGATATTACTAATCAAGTAGACAGTATGACTACGGTAGATGAATTGAAAGGAGCAAGTATCTAATGGCATCAATTAAACTACAAGGCGACACCTCTGGTGAGCTAACCATATCAGCACCAGCAGTTGCTGGAACGAATACCTTAACCTTACCTGCTACTAGCGGTACATTACTAGATTCTACTAGCACATTAGATGCTACTAAGTTATCTGGTGACTTACCTGCAATCAGTGGAGCTAATCTAACTGGCTTACCTGCAGGTGGTGGTGACTATAGCATTCAAGTATTCACTTCATCTGGTACTTATACCCGACCTGCTGGATTAGTTAAAGCAAAGATTACTGTGGTTGGGGGTGGAGGAAACGGAGGCAGCAACTTTGGTAGGGGCGGTGGCGGTGGTGGTACTGCAGTACTAGTTGTTGACTCGGCAACACTTGGGGCATCACAGACAGTAACTATAGGAGCAGGTGGTGGCGGAACGTCATCATTTGGAACACTGGCTTCTGCTACTGGAGGAGGTAATGGTGGTTCTAATAATCCTAACTCTTTTGCCGTAGGTGGTATTGGTTCAAACGGAACTATAAATTTTAGTGGTGGGTCTTCCACTAATACAAACCCTAGTGCAGGAGGCACGTCATTTTTTGGAGCATTTACTTACGGTGCTGGTGGTGCTGGTGTGCAGACTTCGGGTATAGCAGGTATTGCTGGAATAATCTTTGTTGAGGAGTTCTTCTAAATGAAAAAAGCCCTAATCTTTGAAGGTAAGATTGTACAGATAGAGTCTATAACTTTCCCAGTTGCTCCAGAGTTAATCTGGATGGATGTAGCTGACGATGTAAGTAGCGAAACACATCAAGTTGTAGATGGCGTTATTTTACTCAAGCCAGTACACGTACCAACATACAGTGAATTAAGACAAGCAGCCTACGCACCACTAGCAGAACAACTAGACATGCAATACCACGACACAATGAATGGTACAGAGACATGGCTAGATCATATCAGGTCAGTTAAAGAAGCACATCCAAAGGAAGGTGAATAATGGCTATTGTATTAGACGGAACAAAAGGTATTACTAATTCCTCATGGACTACTGGCACTAGACCAGCAAGTCCAGTAACAGGGCAGATGGGGTATAACACCACAACAGGTCAAATAGAGGTATATAACACCATAGATGGATGGGCTACTTTAGGTAATGCTTACGGAATAGATTATCTCATTGTCGCTGGTGGTGCTGGAGGTGGCGGACGATACTACTCTGGTGGAGGTGGAGCAGGGGGATATCTTACAGGAACTACTAATTTAGCTATAGGTTCTACCTATACAGTAATTGTAGGGGCAGGCGGGTCTGGCGGAGCTTCTGATAGTGTAAGAGGTAGTAACGGACAAGATTCTGTATTTAGTACTTTAACTGCCTTAGGCGGCGGAGGTGGTGGTTCTTATAACTTAGTACCTACACGTACTGGTCTTAGCGGAGGTTCTGGAGGTGGTAATAGTGGGTATGACGTTGGGGCTGCTGGTGCTGGAACAGGAGGTCAAGGTAATGCAGGTGGCAGCGGTGCAACTTATGGTGGTGGTGGTGGTGGAGGTGCTGGTGCTATTGGAAGTAATGGTACATCCCTAAATGGTGGTAATGGTGGAGTTGGATTATCAAATTCTATTACAGGCACAGCTATTTTTTATGCTGGTGGTGGTGGTGGGGCAGCACAGGATAGTACTTTGGGTAGTGGCGGTAATGGCGGTGGTGGTAATGGCGGTCAAAGCGGTGTTAATCCAACGGCAGGCACTGCAAACACAGGCGGTGGCGGTGGAGGTAGTCATATTGTTAATCCAGCTGGTAATGGAGGTTCAGGTATAGTCATCCTACGAGTACCTACAGCTAAATACACAGGAACAACTACAGGCTCACCTACAGTAACAACCGATGGTTCTAATACCATACTTACTTATACATCATCAGGTAGCTATACAACTTAAGGAAATTATATATGGCACATTACGCAAAAGTTAATAACGGATTAGTAGAACAAGTCATTGTCGCAGAGGCAGACTTCTTTGATACTTTCGTAGACTCTAGTCCAGGCGAATGGATACAAACATCTTACAATACACATGGTAATCAGCATCCAGAAGGCAGACCTCTAAGAGGGAACTATGCAGGTATAGGGTTTACCTATGATGCGACTAACGATGTATTCTACGCCCCACAACCTTTCCCATCATGGACACTAAATGAAACTACATGGACATGGGATGCTCCAGTATCTTACCCAAATGATGACAAAATTTATGAATGGGATGAACCTACAACTAACTGGATAGAAGTAACTAATTAATGTCACCACACGAAGAACTGTTAGCTCATGAGAAACTGTGTGCCGAGAGGTATGCTACACTACACTATAGACTTGATCGCTTAGAGTCTATGATTAACAAACTCATCTGGGGTTGCATGACAGGTTTCGGTGCTATCGTGGTCGCAGTTGTGGTAAACAATATATGAAAGAAACTACAGTCATTGTATGCTTTGCATTGGTATTAGTCTGGAGTTATTGCTATGCAATCCTTACTTACGCGTAAGACTTTTGTTACAATACTAACTTTACTAGCAGTGCTACCAGTCAGCCCAATCATTGCTTGTATATTATATGGATGGATTTACTAATAAAGCATATCAACACTTTTCTAAAAAGACTTTCTGAATCTACTACCTCTTGCATAGTGATGATGACACAGGGTAACCTAATAGCTATTACTTTAGGGCATTGGGAGAAAGCATTACAGGTTGGCGTAATTGCTTCTATAGCTACAGTAGCATTAATTATATATGGCAATCAAAACCTATCAGATAACAAGTTTGCTATGGCAGGTGCTATTGGATTCTTTACCGCAGTAGCTGATATGATGACTCACCCTACACACTTTGGTGGACCATCTACCGAAGCAATTGTTACAGGTATAGGGGCAGGACTACTATGCCTCACTATGTCTAAAGTATGGAGTAAATAATATGCTTTTATTTAAAAAGATTAAGAAACTATTAACTGGAGAGTTTATCGATGAGCTATTTGATTTTGGTAGTCATGATCTTGCTAGCCTTGGTACTCCGCCACGTCCAAAAAGAAATCAAACTCATAAAGAAGTATGTCCGTACAAAATTGAAAGATTTGAAGGCGACTGTTATTAAATGATAACTATCTTGCAGCACTTAATCCCTATAGGCTTAGGCTTTTTTGCCAAGCTATTGGCTATCAAGTCGCAGCAATCACACGATCAAAACAAGATGATGTTAGAAGTCTTGGCTGCTAAGTCAGGCGAGATCCAGAAGGCACGCGAACAATCCAACAATGAATCACCAATGGCTGCATGGAACAGGCGCATACTTATGTTTGCTGTACTGGCCTTAGTTGCTATCTATCCACTAGCTGGAGTCTTTGGTATTGATACAGTGATCGAGGTAGTAGAAAAACCAGCTACATTTTTTTTCGGATTATTTGAAATAGGTGGTGGCACTAGATTTGAAACAGTCAAAGGCCTATATAAGTTTGATGAAATATTTGCATGGGCTACTATGATTATAGAATTCTACTTTGGAGGACAACTTGCCAAGGGTAAGTAGTTGATATACAATGGCTATATAGTTAATCCGGAACAACTATCATGGCAAAGAACAGTAGAATATTAGTAATATCAGATTTACATATACCGTACCATCATCAAGACTCATTCGAGTTTCTTAAAGCACTCAAGAAAAAGTACAAGCCAGACCTTATCATTAACATCGGTGATGAACTCGATCAGCACGCTATCAGTATGCACGATAGTAACCCTGACCTACCATCAGCCGGGGATGAGCTGCGACTGTCTAGGCAATACATCTATGAGTTGGAAAAGATTTTTCCTAGGATGATCCTAGTACATTCCAATCATTCGTCTCTCGTTTATCGCAGAGCGTTAAAGTATGGACTACCTAAAGACTACCTCAAGTCTTACAATGAATACCTTGGCGTTGGCCCTAGCTGGGAGTGGGTAGATGATTTAACCATTACTTTGTCTGACGGCACACGCTGCTTTTTTACACATGGCATGAGTGCTGACGTACTTAAACTATCCATGCAGATGGGTAAACATTGTGTCCAAGGACATTATCATTCAAAATTTTCTATCGGTTATTTCAGCAATCCAGATGCGCTGCATTGGGGTATGCAAGTTGGCTGCTTAACTTCACAAAAATCTATGGCGTTCGATTACGCTAAGAACTTTAAAAATCGATTCATCATTGGTTGCGGCATGATTATAGATGGTCAGCCTAAACTTATGCCTATGGTACTCAATGAGGATGGAAGATGGACGAAGAAAATAGTATAAGCGAAGCAGATGAAAAGCAAGCTGAGATGCTGGATAAGTTAGCCGGCAAAAAGATATGGAATGTGGAGCTAATTGAAGATCCAGATAAAGAAGAATCACTCATTAAGATATGTTTTAACTATGAAGAAGATGATTATCTGATGATTCACTGCGAAGGGGCAGATTTATATCTTGTTGAACCAAAACCGAAGGCTCTACACTAAAAACGACCTCGTATAAAGCCCGTGGTGAGGTTTTCTTATAGTACTTGATGGGTTAGTATCAGATTGTATTAAAGTATTGCTGACGGGGCTGAGGACAGCTTAGAACGGTGGTAACCCATATAACTCATCAAACTCTTCATCAGTTAGTACAGGAATGTCCTCGATCTTGCATTCCGGGCGTATTTTAACGAATGCCTCCGCAGATTCTTTTGTATAGAATGCACGAAGGCTATCGCCGTACTCATCTACTACTATAAATTGAGGTTCCATCCCTGTTTCGCTACCTTACGAATTATTTTTTGATAATCCATTTTGACACACGACAAACACAATTGCAACATATGATTATTTTCATCACATAGCCATTGAGTTGCTTCTAATTTATCTGCACTGTTAGGTTTTAATCTAATCGCATCATGTACTGCCTGATATAAAACTGCTTGCAGCAATGGGACCATCTCTATATCTTTAGATGGATCAGATTCACTATACAATTCTACGTCAGTTGTATGGTCGTACTGGTATGTTTGACTCATGATTAATCTGCCTTTCATTAATGATTTTAAGGATGCTCAAACGTACACTGTATATCATAATAATGTCTTGATTAACGAACCAAGGAACTTATTATGTGGACATCACCTAAAGCAACAGAAATGCGCTTCGGCTTTGAAGTTACAATGTACGTAATGAACAAGTAATACATGTAATACATAGTGGGGCTATTCGTTATGAACGCCTAGCCTCACCATTATCTCACCAAAGTTATACTTGACTTTCAGTGCTACCTCAGGACTTAATCCCTTAATAACAAAGTCGTTCACCTTGTGCAATGCCGTGATCTTTTCAATCTTAGCATCTGTTTCTAAGCTACTGGCCTCAATCTTTTCACCGATCTCTTTTAGTTTGGCAAACCATGTATCTTTGTCTGTACAAACTATAGATTCTTTACCGGGAAGACTGAGGCTTATGCCTTTTTTGGCAGTTCTGCCTTTACTGCTGCATTACCATCATCATCTTCCGGGGCAATGCCACAGGTTGACATAAGTGAGTAACGTCTAGCATAAGTTAATGCTGACCCATAGCCTTGGGCGTCATGTTTGTTAGCCGGTACATACAACGTACCACCTGACATCGTTTCGCCTGACTCATGGAGCAGGATAGTTTCAATCTTAATCCCAGTCTCGCAATCATGTGTCTTTTGGATCATTGACATACCATTGTTATGTAGTGCGTCAATTACTGCTTCGATACAACCATCCAATGATACATACTTACTTCTAAAATGCGGATTGGTACTAGTTTTTATTGCAGGCGCGAACGCCTTTTGTGCAGCTAAGAATGCTTTAGCAATCGCCGAAGTTTCCATCTGTTTCTCCCATGTATTGTTTAATAAAGTTTGTGTTACGTCTTTCTGATATTACCTGCCTCACCAACTTTGCCTGCTTCACAATAATTGGATCAGCATCTTGCACAATGCGACCGGCTAAAGTTTCTAACCAGTCGTGATCGTCTTTTTCTTGTTTAGTCATCTTTTTTAATCCTCAGTTTATTTATACGAATAGTTCTAGCTTCCTTAGCCGGCACTATCTTTTCGGGTACTGCTTTGTAGTTAATAGTTGGCCATGTTACGCTGTACTTACCGGCTCTTAATATCTTAGCGGCTCCCATTTTACCCATAATGTTAGCTTGTGTCACTTCAAGTCTTTGTTCTAAGAGCTTGATGTCTTGGCGCATTTGATCAACAGCTTTGACTTCGTCTTCAAGCGCAGGAATAGCCAGTACAGAATCATTGACTTCATCAAAGATAGCCGCGGCAGATCGAGTAGAAGTAAATTGATACCAATCAGTTTCTTCTGCCTCTTTGTACTTATCTACGCGTTTCTTAAAGTCCACCGCAGTGTCTCTAATTTCGTTGATAAGCGTGTTATCTCGCTTAAATACATGAATAGCTAGTTTTATGCCTTTGTGTAGGACTGCAACAGCACCCCATTCACAACCCATAATATCCATGGCCATTTGCAGCTGAAGCTTACCGCGATACGGTGGCAGTTCTGACTCAGCGTCATGTGACGTAAGTTTTGCTTCGATGATACCCTTACCCTTCAAAAAGATTCTATTTGCATTGGCGCAATAAATGCCTTTGTCCGGGTCAGTCACTAGTTCTCTGCCATCACCCTCAGCAGTGGCGTCTAAGCTTACTGCCATAGGATAGTCGTCATGATAAAAAGCGCGGCCAAAGTCTGTTTTATAGTCAGATAATGCTAACCGCTTACATGCTTCATCAATGATAGGTACTTCAAATTGTGTCCCCCAGTGCAAAGCTTCAAAGGTTAGTTCTTTACGAGGCAGGCCTGTAACCGCATCAAATGCGCGCTGTAGTACATCGTTAGCGCTCATGAATGGATTTTGGTTCATCAATGCCGCAACCACACTACCCGTAGCAATGTCGTCCGGCGTTAGTTTTCCTTCTGCTGTTTTTTGTTCAGTCATTTTGTTACCTTTTTAAAAGTTGATAAATAGTTGATCGTGTTATTTGCTTGTCGCGCGGTGATAAAAAACCTAGTTCGTGCATGCGGTCGGCAAGCTTATCATATCGTGGCAAGTTCTTATTGCCTCGCTTCCAGTACTGCGGATCTTCGAGCAGTTGCTTCAGCATTGGCATAACTTTCTTACGATAGGTAAAGCCCCGTTGGCGTGTTGCTTCACCGCCTTTGGCACTAATCCATGCCACTTGATCGCGTGGAGGACCTAACACAACGCCACGCGCCTTGGCTTGCTCGAGTGCCGCCTTAGTACGTTGGCTAATCATGTCGCGCTCATGCTCGGCTATCATGGCGTGCATATGCCATTCTAACTTTGTCATGTTCTCATGCCCTGCCACTATTACGGGGACATCATCCTTAAGCAATCCGCTAACAAAATGCAGATCTCGGGCGAGCCTATCCGTTTTTGCTAATAGCAATTTACAGCCCGGCGTAAACTTCACCATTTCAAGCGCAAGATGTAAGTTTGGGCGCTCGATTCGCGTAGTTTTTGCCCCGGATTCGTAGTCGATAAGCTCCGCAACCAGTTCTCCGTTATTGGCAGAAATATGCGACATAACTAAAGCCCTCTGCGCCTCGATCCCCAAACCTGAATCGCGCTGTTGATTCGTTGAAACGCGCAAGTAAGTTACATATTTAACCATTACTCAGCCCCCCGTTATAGTATCGATTCATTTCAATAATCTCGGCTTCTATATCGAATGACTGCGCAACCTTTGAGCTGTCGTAATAATCTATAACAGTTTGATCGTTGCGGTGTTCGTGGTTAAGCTCGAGCGTGAAGCTTGAGGGCTTGCCTTGATCATCTACGCGAATAACAATGTCATAAGGTAGTAAGGCTTCGTTAACCTCGGGCGAGGCGTCCTCGAGTTGTAGTTGGATGAATTGATCTTCCATGGTATTAATCCTTATATAGTTATTAATATGTTGCAGACACCCTCGCGGGCGTTTCGGGTATTAAACCCTCGTCAGTGCAACTATGCGGTAGTCCTCGCGGTTGTATTCGTCGGGTAAGTCTTCCGCCTCGTATGCTTCGCTAATGTCTGCAAAGAAATCCTCCAGTTCTTTCTCCGCTTGCTTGTAGGTCGGGAATGTTTGCGGCTCGCCGTCAGTATGCCAAGCATTCGTCCAACCATCGCAGATCGTGTAGGTTTCAACGATATATTTGGTTGTCATCTTGGATACTTCCGCGTTTATGATGTCGATTGCTTCATTGATTTGCGACCATGTAACGCCGTATTCCTCTTGCATATCTTCATAATCTTCAAGCCATGTTGATTCGTGGGACAGTTCCCAAGCCTCGAACTTGTCCCTGTATGGCTCTTGCCATGTGTCGCAGTTCATCTCCGCGCATTCATACATATAATTAACTAGTTGCTTGATGTTCATAATGCACCCCCTTGAACCACAATGTACCATTCGTCCTCGCCAAAGCCCATTTGCTCCAACACATCGCGTTCGCTTGGGTTATCACCTTCCAAAGCCTTAAATTCTTTCTCGATGTGATCTTGACCTACAAAATCAATTCCACAATATCCACCGTCTGATTCTTCATTCAAAATAGTGCCGTCAATAACAAAAGCTTCGTTATTATCAAACCCTTCCACTCGATCTGAGGCAAGATTGCTAAATAATGGCGCAATGATTTTGTGTTCTTTGGAGGGAATAAGTTTATAACCATCCTCCAATTGCAAAGAATGCCACTTATACTCAAGGACCATATAGGCATATTCTTTCACGCCATTGATTACCCTTGAGAATGTTTCTACCTCCCATGAGGACCATTTAGGTAATTGAACTAGTTGAGTAGTCATGGTTACACCTCCACTCGAACGATGACGTCCGCGTTGCTTTGTATCATTGGAATTTGAACCTTTGTTTTATCATTAACCAACAATTGCTCATAGTTTCTTTGGTGAATACGAACATCTGCATTGATAGTACGTAATAACCCGTTAAGGCGTTCGCGTGTTGTAGGTGTACCCCAACCGCACATCGAAATGAATAACTCGCCTTCATCGCGCCATGCTATTTTGTTGCCGTGTAAAAATATCGAATTGCCATCAGTCATGGAATTGCCAACTGTTAATTTACGACCATTTAAGAATGCTTCTGTTATTTGCTCGGTTACTTTTCTCATTTTCTTAGTCCTTATATAGTTATTAAGATGTTGCATAAGACCAACTCGCGTTGGTTTCGTCCAATTAGGACTCATCAGTTATGCTGTTATTCCTCAATAAAGCTATCAATATAAACATCACCTTTTTTGACTTGATTAACTAACCATTTAGTTATTTGTTCATTAGTTGCATTCTCTAAGAATGTTTTAGTTTTCTGTGATTGATTGCCTACGCTTGTGAGGTCAATAGTGTATGTTGTTTGCATTGTCTTAGTCCTTATATAGTTATTTAGATTGAATAAATTGCTTGTGGTACTCCCAAAGCCAAACAGGGAACAGTGGTTCCGCAAACTCTTGGGTGTACACCAAGGAATTAGTCCAACTTCCGCCTAGGTAGTATTCATTGGAATTATCATTCTTTTCGATAACTTGTATTTCGTCGCATGGGTACATATAAACTGTGATGTCTTCATCAACTAATACTTGGACATCTACAACGCACCCCTCAAAGCCTTCCGCGGTCACTGTGAAGCTTTGCCAAAAATCTTGCTCCATTTTGGTTTCGTTGTTCTTATCATCTTTCAGCCATTCTTTAAGCTGTGAAATAATATCTGTTTCGATTGCTGGGGTGATCTGTTTTAATGTTTTCATTGTCTTAGTCCTTATGTAGTTATTAAGATCATGCACGGCAAGCCGTGTTGATAGATATATTATATATCAAGGATATCGATTAATGCAACACCTTTTTAAATTGGTATAATAATGCTATGGAATATCATTTACCACAGAAGCCGAAGATTAAAGAGAAAACAAAGGCGCCCGACCAACGGAAGTTTGCGGTTGTGCCGCTTAACATACTAGAGAAGCCGTTAACATTGGGAAGCTTGCGCGTGTTGATTGTACTATCGAGCTATTGCAATAAAGCGGGATTCTCGCACGTATCACTGAACCGCATTGCGAACGATCTAGGAGTTACCGCGCAGACTGTAAGCTATCACATGAGCAGACTACAACGATTGAAGATAGTTAAAAAGATAAGCGGACATTATACGATGATAAAAGGCGCAACTAGGCGCATTATCTACGATGATAAGATAACCGACCAGGACGCCAGCAAGATAGCGAACGCACCCATTGAACCATATAATAATCGAGAGATTAAAGCCGAGCTGTTGAGCAAGAAAGTACAGCGAATGAATGACTTACCAAATGAGACTAAGCGTACACAATCGAATCAATCAAATGAAACGGATAGGGTTGATGTTACTAGTTTGTTAATGAGTGTCTCGGATGAGCGTGAATTGTTACACGTTGAACGACTGATTGAGGGCGGGGCTGATCTCGTACAGCTGAAAGCCCACATTAACAGCGGTGCAAGCGTCCTTTTATTCAAGGCTTAACGCCCGATAAGCTTTACACTTTCTGAAATATGACCTTTACCCCCCCCACCCCCATGCGCAAACCTACACCT